TTTATAACAAATACCAAGTATTTAATGACAGGTGCAGATCCAAGACACGATGCTAGTAACTTTAATAATGTAACAAATACAGGTTCTGTGACAACTTCGGCAACTAAACCGTTTTAATAGATTAAACTAGCACATAATGAAAACAGCTAAATATAAGATAAAGAGAGTTAATTATGCAGACTAAAGACGCAACAGGAATTCACGTAGAAGGGCATATCAAGATATTTGATCCCGTTTCTAAGGAAGTTTATATTAATAAGCGTAATGCTATCCACTACGAAAACATGAGTATTGCTTTGGCCAATACTATGATCAACAACGGCCAGGGCTACATATATCAAATGGCCTTTGGTAACGGAGGGACTAGTATCGATCCTACCGGAATTATCACATACTTGACACCTAACTCTAGCGGAACTAATGCTAGCCTTTATAACCAAACATATTCTAAAGTTGTCGACGGAACAGCTAGCACTAATATGGATCCGACACGTAACTTTACAGAAGTCCGTCATGTAACAGGAACTAACTATAGTGATATATTTGTTACTTGTTTGTTAGACTATGGTGAGCCTAGTGGGCAAGCCGCATACGATACAACAGTCAATGGCGAAACAACATTTGTCTTTGACGAGCTAGGACTACAAAGTTATAGCCCAACAGGAAATAATTTATTACTAACACATGTGATATTTCATCCTGTTCTCAAAAGTTTAAATCGTCTAATACAGATTGACTATACAGTGCGTATCCAAAGCCTTACTGGCTTAGTAAATGTTTAAGGGGCGATAAATGACATATACCGTTTCATTTACAGACTCTACTAACCCTGCAAAACCTCCAATCAAAGTTGCAGATGGTGCATTGAATAATCAAACTAGTTTATCACTAGTAGGACAAAATTATTCAGGATACGGACCTGTAATTGCAGGAAACTTTCTGCACCTATTAGAAAACTTTGCTAACGCTAGTGCTCCTATTAATCCAGTACAAGGACAGCTATGGTACGATACTGCGGCGAGTAGCAACATACTTAGAATATACAACGGAACGCAGTGGGTCGAAGCAGGCGCATTAAAAAAAGCAACAGCATCAAACCAACCGAGTGTATCGGCTAGTGTCGCTGGCGACCTATGGGTTGACACTACAAACAGTCAGCTATATCTATTTTCAGGTGCAAGTTGGTTATTAGTTGGACCGACTTACAGTGCAGGTTTGCAAACAGGACCTGTTGTAGAAATAATTGTTGATGTAAATAACAACAATCATTCGGTGATATCAATGTATGTCACTGGTGAAGATACTGTATCTTACAGAATTGCAATAATTAGTAAAGATTCCTTTACGCCTAAGTCTAGTATTACTGGATATTCAATAATCAAAGAAGGTGTAAACTTATATTCAAATGGTCTAACGAAAGATTCTGCCACTATATGGGGTACATCCGACGTTGCTAATAATTTATTAGTTGGCTCAAGTACAGTACCAGCGGCAAATTTTTTAAGGGGAGATGTAACTAGTACTTCAAACAGCGTGTTGAATATTAGAAATGCTGGCGGATTAAGTATAGGAACTGATTTAAGTTTTAATATTTCTCAAGGTACAAATGCATATACATTCTTTTCTAAAAGCACCACAAGTAGTGTTGAATTTAATGTAAACGGCAACACACTAGTTCATATGGATCCTTCGGGATACGTAGGAATAGGTCCCGGAAATATAAGTCCGACGTCGGCTCTTAGCGTAGCAGGAGTTATAACTTCCGGAATTTCTGGAACGCCTGGTGGCCTAGTAGTAACTGATGGCACAAGCCCACTGCCAACTACAGTATTAACGGTTAGTCCAACAGGAGGTATTAGTACTTCTTTAAATATGACATCATCGGGGAATTTACTAGTAGGCGGTGTCGTAACAGTTGGATCAGGCACAGACGGCGGCGCAGTAATTTTACCAACTTCATCATCATCAGTTCCGTTATTTGACATAGGATCTGCTAGCCAACCTTTTAGAAATATCTATGCTAATACGTTTACTGGAAGTTTTAGTGGAACCTTTGTAGGATCAGTTACAGGTAATGCTAGCGGTACAGCAACAGCATTAAAAAATGCTACACAATTTTCTATTACCGGTGATATTGTTACTACTTCAGCAATTGATTTCACAGGTAATTCTGGACCAGCTACTTTGAATGTAGTAGCTAGTAATACTCTTATAACAGGAACTACTTTAAATCCAAAACCAGTTGCTACAGCGGCATCAGCTACAGACCAAATGCTAGTGCTACAAACTAACTCTAACACCTCTAAACTTGTTAGTATGACCCGACAAACTTTCCTAGCAGGTGTAGGCATATTTGCCATACCAGCCGGAGTTATAATGCCCTTTGCCGGTCCTGTTTCAGCAGTTCCAACAGGCTGGCTCTTATGTGATGGTAGCGAAATTAGTACTGCAACATACAACCAACTATTTTTAGCAATAGGTTATGTTTATAAAGCTCAAAGTAGTTTGCAGGGAGTTAATACTTTTGCCTTACCGGATATGCGAGGACGTATGCCACTAGGTGTAACTACTATGAATAATTACGGTAATATTCCTGGGTTCACACAAGCAACTAATATTAGTGGGCAAACAGTCAATACCGGAGGGCAAACTGGTACATCCCCAGTTATTACAGTAAGCGCAAATCAAACGCCGGCATCAACATTGGGATCAACAGGCGGAACTGACGGAACAGTATTAAAAATTGGACAGATTCCTCAACATAAACACTCATTAAATGATAACGTAGCACAATACTATGCTCCGGGTGTAAATGGAGGAATCACAGATAGTAATGCATCACAGGGTTATAGCATTTCTTCCGGTGGCACTGGCTACGGATTAACAACTACCTGGGACATGACTACTGGCGGAACTGGGGATAGTGTAAACTTAATAAATCCCTTTATGGCTGTTAATTATATAATCTTCACAGGTGCGGGACTAAGCTAATGACATATTCTATTCAACTAACTAACGGAACAACCCTGGTACCTGGAGGGCTAGCTAACGGTACTATAAATCAAACTAGTACAGATTTAACACTGGTAGGACAAAACACTTCGGGGTATGGAGTGTTTATCAACGAAAATTTTGTAAAATTACTAGAAAATTTTGCTAATACTAGCCAACCTAACCATCCTCTTAAAGGACAGTTATGGTATGATACTAGCCAAAACCTATTACAAATATACAACGGATCAACATTTACCCCCACTGGTAATACCATAGTATCTGCTTCAGCACCAAGTGGATTAACTACAGGCGGATTATGGATTAATAGTGCTACAAGTCAGTTGTATTTCAATGATGGCACACAAACTACTCTTGCCGGTCCACTATATACAAAGACACAGGGCCAATCAGGATTCATAGTCAGCACAGTGTTAGACACGCTGGGCGGCAGTCATACTATTGTTTCACTTTATGTGGCTAATACCCTAATGGGTATTTTTGCTAAAGAGTCATTTACTCCGGCATCTGCTATAACAGGATTTACAGATACGCTTACAATTACAGCTAGCCAAGCTGGAACAATTTTAACTGTAACTTCTACTTCAGCTAACAGCATAGCAGTGGGACAAACTATTACAGGCGACGGAGTCTTGCCAAATACTGTTATTACCAGTTTAACAGTTAGTGGTGTAAAAGCAAACGGAGGAGTAGGGCGATATCTAGTAAGCACAAATGCAACAGTGACTTCTACACAAATGTCTGCAATTTACGGAACTTTACAAATTGGCTTTAATGTCAGTACGTATGGCGGAATACAATTCAATGTTCCAGTAAGTCAAGCGAGCTATTTGTTGTCCCCAACTGATGGGTCATTAAAAAATGCTAATAATTTCCTATCAACTACGTCAGATTCTCAGACTACTGGAACAGTTTCTATAGCAAATGCTACACCTTTAAAACTAGGATCTGCTGGATATACTATAATCAATACAAATTATAGTACATTTGAAATTCAAAGTAAAATATCTAATCAAGATTTTCAAGTTACTCTAGATCCAAACGGGTCCGCATCACAGGCACTTTACATAAACGGAAACACTTTGAAGGTCGGAATAAACGGATTTAATTCTAGTAACTTGCCGCAAACTACTTTAGATGTTAACGGAACATTTAGGATTGCAACAGGTTATGCTCCAGCTACAAGTACTTCCACAGGAGTAGCTGGACAAATTGCATGGGACGCTAGTTATATCTATGTATGTACAGCCACAAACGTATGGAAACGTGCATCAATAGGTGGTAGTTGGTAAACAAACAGCAGAATTTATGATAAATACACTGAAATAAGGACGAGCGACAACCATGTCATATACAATTAATCACTATAACGGCACTCTTTTAGCAACCGTTGCCGACGGCACAGTTGATACGAGTACTGATCTTACACTGATCGGTAAGAATTACGCTGGCTATGGTCAAGCACAAAACGACAACTTTGTATGGTTACTAGAAAATTTTGCCAATACTTCAAGCCCAGCAAATCCGCTAGCTGGTCAAATTTGGTTTGATAGCGGCAATAAAAAATTAAAATTCTGGGACGGCAGTAAATTCCGCAATACAGGCGGTGCAGAAACAGCGTCAACTGCACCATCAGGACTAACACAAGGCGATTTTTGGTTTAATACACAAAGTAATCAGCTATATGCTTGGACAGGTAGTACGTTTACCCTAATCGGACCACAAGAAGTTGTAGGAGCTGGTACTACCCAAATGCAGTCAGTTAGTGTTTTAGACACTAATAATACTAGCCATGCAATTATACAGGGTATTGTTAATGGTAACACAGTATTTGTAATTGCAGGAAGTGATGCGCCATTTACATTAAACTCTACAACTAATCCTATTACCGGATATGATGTAATAGAACAAGGTGTTACACTACAATATACCCTTAACGCAACTAACGGAGTTACATCAAGTAGTCAACGTTTCTGGGGAACAGCTACTAACTCTGAAAAATTAGGCGGATACCCTATTAGTAACTTTATTCTAAATACAGGTACTCCCCAGTTTAGTTCCCTAGTTAATTTTAGCGATACTGGATTTACTGTAGGTAGTCCTATCTCAAAATTGGCAATATATAATCAAAGCCAAACAACACCTACTATTCAAAATATTAACGGAACTACAATACAGTTCCAAACACTAGTTCAAGGATCAACGGTAACCCCGTTAATTTTAAATGGAAACAGTGTTACCCCGGGTAATACGACAGCTAACTTAGGTTCAGCGCAACTTCCATGGGCTAATGTCTATGGTACTTATCACTGGGGTACTGCACAACAAGCAGATGCTCTTAACGTAAACAACGTTTATGTAACAGCAAGTACATCAGCAACATCAGGAACAATCGTAGCTAGAGACAGTAATTCGAACGTCTATGCTAATCTGTTTAACGGAACAGCGACTTCGGCACAGTACGCTGACCTAGCAGAAAAATATCTCGCAGATGCAGAATATGAAGCAGGGACAGTAGTTACTGTTGGTGGCCAAGCCGAAGTAACCGCTTCTGTAGCCGGCGACATTCCAATTGGAGTCGTAAGTACCCAACCTGGCTTTATGATGAATAAAGATTTGGAAAATGGTACATACATTGCATTAAAAGGTCGTGTTCCTGTTAAAGTAGTTGGTCCTGTGAATAAGGGCGATCAACTAATTCCTACCGAAACTGGTTGTGCAAAAAGTTCAGATAATAGCGGCACCCCAGGAATATTTGCCATTAGTTTGGAAACAAGCAATCACAGTGGCGTCAAATTTATCGAATGTGTGATCCTATAAAAATAAATAATCCACAAAAGGAAAAATAATGTCAGGTGCAGGAACAAACATAGCCGCTAACGACTATAATGCCATACAGGGGGCAATAGCTAGTCTATTAGGTCCGGGTATCGGGGGATACGGACAAACTGTCCAAAGCGGACAAGTATCAACGTCCGGAACAATATTAGCTAGCCAATGGCAAGCACTATTAACAGATATCGCAGCCGTTAACTACCATCAGTTAAATGCGGCACCGAGATATAACGGGCAAGCATTAACAGTTCCTTCAAACGGTACTGGTGTGTCTACCTTGATTGGATCAACTACATATACCAATGCGCTGCCGGCAGTAAAAATTAAAGAAGCAGATCGAGCGGCTTATCTTGCAGTTGCACGGGCCCTTGTAAGTCCAAACCCATCCTCAGTAAGTGGCGTTAATTATCCAGGATGCTATACTACTAATATCAATGCTTCACAACTTACTACAGTTGCAGTAGGCTCTTATATTGCACCGAGTGTTAGAGTTAGTAGTAGTTCACCATGGGGAAATACCAGCAGTGGATCGGCTCAGCCAGCTGGCGGACAAGCGGGTATTATTAACATGGTTGTTACTCTCACGTTCTCATCTGATCTAGCCGCGCAATACTATTTTAATACAGGCGGATCGGTAATCATATCCGGTAGTGCCACAGCAGGCCAAACTGGGACTGCTGGTACCAAAGATCAATCATGGTCGATTTTATTATCTAATATGGGTAATATGATCTTTAACTATAAAGAAACTAAAACCACCGGCGGCGGATCAGGTACTAATTATGGCTGGAGTTATTTTAACTCTAACAGAAATGTAACACAGACAATTTATACTATTACTACATCTTCGTCTTTATATGCTCCAAATCAAGCTGACGTACTTTGTACTTTAAATTCAGCTGGAACGGTACTAACATTCACATTCCAACTTCAAGATCTTTCTACAGTAGCTACTAAAGTAGCATCAGGTGCGGCGCCAGGTGATACTACTTTGTATTCTATTGATACTCCAGTTACAGCTACTATATCTGGAAATATAACTATTTCATATGCTTCGGGTAGTTATGTATCAGCACTATCACCGTCCAGCATCTTGCCAATACCTGTGATCATTACTCCGTTCACAGCATAAGTACCTAAAGGAGTCTTAGATGGCGTACGGTACTGGTTTAACAATTCAAGACAGTGATTACAATAATATTCAATCAATAGTTTATAACATTTTATATAATGTCTATGGACAACGAGATTTAAATACAGTCACCGTCAACGGCGGAAGTGGACAAGTAACACATACTACTGCCGCTACATCTACTAGTATTGACAGATACCAACAATGGAATGCTTTGCAAACCGACATTGGTAGGGTGCAACGACATATAAACAATACTACTCCCACATTAACTACAGCATCGACTAGTGTACAGATTAGTAATAGCGATAGAGCCGCGTACCTAGCCGCTGCCACAGCACTCAACTCACTAAATTGGTATGGCTACCCAGCGGATACAGTCACCCCGGCTACTGTAGGTGGGACTAGTCGAGACTCGATCCCAGTTCAAGGTACGGCCGTCCACACGGTGAATATTCCGTTTGCAAGCACCTCCGCCGCCACATACTTTTTTAATGCAGGTAGTAAAATTACCATAGCTTCGTCATTAACACCTAGAGCTTCTGGCTTACCGGGTGATTATGGTACATTAAACAGCGACTGGGTCAACTTGTTATCAAATTCTGGAACCTTAACATTTAACAGATCTAACACTACATGTGATAACTCTCCAAGTTATGTAACTAATACAAATTTTGGATTCCTCAATGTGACCAGTTCAGAGACTACTATTTTTAGTAGGAATATCGCCGATAGCTTATATACCGGCGGCACTCCTGATAGATATTATATCACTGTAAAATATGTAGGATCAACATTAACATTTACTAGTTATTTTACCAATACCTATACTAGTACTGGTTATCAAACGCCTGGCTCGACTCAACCTAGTCCTGCTCAATATTTCCCTGTTACTGGAACCTTATATAACACTGTTACTGCCTACTACCCAACAGGAGCAAACGTATCAGTAAGCGGATATTATCCAAGTGCTAGTATCACAAGTAGTTTCTAATCACTTTAATTAATCCTAATATCTTGACAAGCTAATTACTTGTAGTGTATCATATACTACATTACGGAGTAATCTATGGACGAGAGAATCGAGAAAGCATTTGCTGTAGCCAATTATGCGGCTACCTTATCAAATCAACGAAGAATCATATCAGAAGAGTATAATCAAAAATTAGTATACTATGCCAATGGCGCAACATTTAAAGTTTCACCTGACTTAATTGCGTTTATCAAAACAGTCTTAGATTTAGGGCATACCTCAGATATCCCATTTTTAGATGCTAATAATTTTCCTGTTGTTATAGAAAATGTACAGGAATTTTTAGACAACATTGTTTCAGTTTACTTTGAAGCTCTAAATGAATATACAGTAAAATATTCAGAGATTAAAAAGAAACGAAAAATAGCTGATATCGTTGAACTATGACAACAGGTGCATTAATATTTGCTCAGAATAATAAAGCAGTTGACTATGTTAAACTAGCAGTATTCGCGGCAAGCCGTGTTGACCAATATTTAGGAATTCCTGTTAGCCTAGTAACAGATGATAAAAATTGGCTTGAAAAAAATTATCCTAATCACAAATTTAGTTCTGTTATTGAGTTAGAAAATTCTAACATGGCACAGAGCAAAAGATTTAATGACGGGACAATAGCAAGTACATTTATTGAATGGAAGAATTGGACACGTAGTCAAGTATATGATCTAACACCCTACGATCGTACGCTAGTACTCGACAGCGATTACGTCTTAAATTCTAATGTGCTAAAAACTGCACTGGATAATGATCACGATTTTCAAATATATCGTAGTAGTCTTGATCTAGCATTAGAAAGAGATCCTAGAGATTTTATTCGTATTAATCCTTACAGTATTCCATTTTACTGGGCTACAGTTTTTATATTCAATAAAACTGCCATAACGGAAAGCTTCTTTGTGTTAGTAGAGTATATAAAAAATAATTGGATTTATTTTAGGACCTTGTATAATATTACTGCCCAGACTTACAGAAATGATTTTGCATTTAGTATTGCTATACATATTATGAATGGTAAAACAGCAGGTGATTTTGCTACCGAGCTCCCTGGAAAGATGATTTATATAAGTGATCGAGATCTATTAATTGATGCTAAGGAAGATAAAATGAATTTTCTAGTACAGAAACATAAATTTTATGGAGAGTATACTGCTGTAAAAACTTCAGGCATTGATATTCACGTTATGAATAAATTTAGTTTAAGTCGATACATTTCTGGAGAGTCTGGTGTCTAAAGGATTTATTTTATTTGCACAAAATACAGAAAAGACAGATTATGTCAAGCAAGCCTATGCACTTGCACTAAGCATTAAACATAGTCAAACTTCTGTAAATTCAGTTTCATTAGTAACTAATTCCGATGTTCCTAAAAAATATCGTAAAGTATTTGACCAAATAATTCCTATTCCATGGTATACTGAAGCAGACACAAGTCCGTTAGCTGCCGAACATCGTTGGAAATTATATCACGTTACTCCGTATGATGAAACAATCGTTTTAGATACTGACATGTTACTGTTAGAAGATATTTCAGAATGGTGGCATTACTGTAGAAATTACGATGTTAAATTTTGTTCACGCATAAAGAATCATAAGTTAGATACGGTTGTTGATAGGACACATAGAAAAGCGTTCGAAGGAAACAAACTCACTAACCCTTACTATGCACTTCATTACTTTAAGAAGAATGACAAGGCGCTAGAGTTTTATCGAGTATTAGAATTTGTTTGTAATAACTGGGAATGGTGTTGGACTACATTTGCTCCTGACTTTTATCAAAATTGGTTAAGTATGGATCTAGCAGTAGCAGTTGCTATAGAAATTACAGGGGAATATAACTATACAGTTGATTCTTGTAGCCCTCTAGAATTTATACATATGAAAATACCGTTGCAGGATTGGCCAGCTAGTGCCGACAGATGGCAGGATACTATACCTTGGGTTCTAAACAATCAAGGGGATTTAATAGTTTCTAATATTAAGCAGACTAAATTGTTTCATTATGTTGAAAAAGATTTTGTAACAGCATCTATTCTAAATCAGTTGGAAGGACTAGAACGTGTCTAACAAGTATATAATACCTCCGAAGCAACAATACTGGGCGCATTACAATAAATCAACTGGTGTAATCCGTAGTGCATCAAATGAGCCAACTACACTTGATGAGGGTAGTATTGAGATTACCTACGACGAGTATAAGTTATTCGCTGAAGGTCAGAAAAAATTACATGAACATATGGTAGGATATGCTAGAACAGTAGACGGTACTACACAAAAAACTATAATACAGATAGCTGAACAATTATACGGATTTAGAAATAATATATTTGAATGGATTAATAAACCTCCTACTAGAGATACCGAGTTAACAGTTACTTGGAACAAGGAAGAAAAAACTTGGAATTTTAAATTAAGTAAAACAGCTAAAAAGCGAATAGAGGATGATCTATTAACTAAGACTATATTCTTTATCATGCTTAATAATGATTTTGATTTTCTAATACGCAATATTGTTATAGATGTATCTGAGTTAGTAGAGAAAGAAAGCATAACAGTACCGTTCGAAAGTAAGATAGAATCGAAGATTGAAAAAATTTCAGTGTCGTGTCAAATACTGTTTCAAGGTTATGGATTAAAAATAAATGGATAAAATTAAAATTATAGAACAAGATATCATATTTTTAAGTTATGATGAACCAAATGCTGAAAAGAATTATGCCGACTTGTTGGCAAAGGTTCCTTGGGCAAAACGAGTACACGGAGTTAAAGGTAGTGATGCGGCACACAAGGCCTGCGCTAAACTAAGCGAAACAGAATACTTTGTTACTGTAGATGCCGATAATATTATTGATCCGAAATTCCTCGAAGTAGAAATAGATCTAGATGCACTAGGATTAACTGGTGAGAACGTATTCAGTTGGTGTGGAAAGGTACATGTAAACGGACTTATGTACGGCAACGGTGGTCTCAAGTTATGGACACGTAAATTTGTTAATAATATGCGCACCCATGAAAACGCCGCTGTAGACGATACTAAAGGTCGTGTAGAATTCTGTTTCGATGAAAGATACTATCAATTCAATGACAGCTATTCAGAGAGCTTTACAAATGCAACACCATTCCAAGCGTGGCGGGCAGGATTCCGTGAAGGTGTAAAAATGAGTCTGAACCAGGGAATAAAAACCAACGATATTAAAAAAGTTTGGTGGCAAAATTATCATAGACTATTAGTTTGGTGTACTGTCGGAGCAGATGTTGAACATGGGATTTGGTCAATATTAGGAGCCAGAGAAGGTTGTTATATGACTATGTTTACTGATTGGGATTATGCCAATGTCCGAGATTTCGAATGGTTAACAAATCATTGGGAAACTACACACGAACAAGCAGAGCCGGAAAAGATTACTGAATATATTAACTTCTTAGGAAAATATCTAATGAAACACAGCGAATTAGAAATTTCTAATTTAGATCCAGCCGGTAGTAAATTTTTTAAAACTGTCTATCAAAATACGCCTAGAGTTTTGAGAAGAAGATAATGTACGATATAGTATTCATATCATATAACGAAACAGATGCAGATGAAAATTTTGCAAGTTTAAAAGAGCGATTTCCTAGAGTAAAGCGTGTCAGCGGAGTTAAGGGAATTCATCAAGCACACATAGCTGCCGCCAAGAAATGCTTTACTCGTATGTTTTGGGTAGTCGATGGTGATGCAGTTATATTAAATGATTTTAATTTTGATTATAAAGTACCCGATGACGAGTTAGATGTAGTTCATGTTTGGCGCAGTATAAATCCTATTAATAGTTTGAGTTATGGATACGGTGGTGCAAAACTTCTACCAAAACAATTAACCATCAATATGGATACAACTACTACTGACATGACCATGAGCATTAGCAGTAAGTTTAAAGCAATGCCAGAGATCAGTAATATCACAGCATTTAATACAGATGCATACAGTACCTGGCGTAGCGCCTTTAGAGAGTGTTGTAAACTAGCAGTAATTAACAATGAAGAATCGTTAGCTAGATTAGACGTATGGTGCCAACTGAATGACTCTGCTCCGTATGGATTCTATGCCTATTCGGGCGCACTTGCGGGACAAGCATACGGTGAAAAAAATGCCTCCGATAAAGAGGCATTATCTAAGATAAATGATTTTACTTGGCTAGAAGCTCTGTGGCTAGCGGAAAAATCTCAGCTATCACTCGAGCACAAGCTATAGCGACTTCTTGGTGCTCTTTCTGTGTACCATTAGCACTACGCAATTCAATAAAATGAATCCAACTACGTAGTGTTCCGTTCATATACAACCGACTTTCGATAAGCCCTTCTGGTAAGACAGCACGGGCTTGTTCCTTCGCTATACCATTAGCGATAGCCCACTCGTACTCTCTTTGTGCGGCATATATAACTCTTTTTTGAGCACGTTCCCATTCGTTCTGTAGCAGTTGATCTTCGACTGGGATACTGTTTTGTCTATTGGTTGTATCTTGGAGTCGTGCTTCTCGCAGTACAAACGACAGGTCTTTAGTAGGATCAGCATATCGCTGACTGAATTCTTGAAAGCTGAAGCTACGATGTCTGAGGATCTGTCGTGCAATATCTCTGGTGGTGGTAATTTCGATACAGGCGGAGACCATTTCGAGTGGGCTCCAGTGTTGGTGTTTGACCAAGTATCTGATGAGTTTGTCGGATGTTTCTGTGTTAAGTTGATTGCTTGGATTGGACACACGGGCGCAATACGCAATGAGTTCCTGTGCATCTTGGATACCAA